GATTGTGGAATTGGCATCGAATCGTGATTCTAAAAGAACCAGCTATCGACGAGGAACCATTGCCTTTGTATAAGATTCTGAACTGGTCCTCGGAGGTGTCGTGCCATTCCTGTCCGTTGATAAAAGACGCCGCAAACTGCTTCCTCCCATTCTTGGTGATTCCGAATTTGTTAATCGTGGAGGAGAGGGTAGACAATTTACAGTGTGGATCCACTTCGTAAGCGATGGAACCGGAGGATGTTGAAGAGGCCTCGGAGATGAACTCCAATAAGACCATTGAGATCTTATATTCATGGTAGGCCTTGAGCATTCCATTGCTGAAAGCTGGGCAGTCTGATAAAGACGGCCCGAACGTGACAGTTCCTGTGGAACTTCCCGCGAGATTGTCTTTCGAGAAAACGAATGTCTCGCTTGAAGCTCCTGGTCCGCTAGGAATGCGTCCTCCTGTCCGATTACGACCTCCTCGTCTTCGTCGTCTTCTGCGTTGTGTGTTCCGAGGGGTTTGGACCACAACCACTGGCTGATTTTGCCTACGCCTGTTGCGTCTACGTGGTCGTCTTCTTCCATTGATCGTGCGTCTACCC